AACATATAAAGGTGAAATTGTTAGAGAATATTTACTTAAATTTCCACACGCATCCACGAACGCAATTAGTCGTTTGTTGGTTACGGATTATCCAATCGACTTTAATAGTGTAGAAAGCGCTAGAGGAATTGTTAGATCGCATCGAGGCGAACTAAATAATAATGTTAAACAAACAACATCGGAGAGAACAACTAAGGAAAAAAAACAATTTATGACTAAAAATTTTGAGTTACCAGAGTCGGACTATGAAAAACAAAGTGAAGTAATTGTCCCAAACAAAAACATTTTATTTTTAAGCGACATTCATTTCCCCTATCAAAATAACGACGCTCTTAAGTTAGCGATTGATTACGGAAAGTCTGAGAAAATCGATTGCGTTTATTTAAACGGCGATACTATTGACATGTATATGTTAAGCCGATTTATTAAAGACAGACGACTTAGGAATATAGCCGACGAGTTAGAAATGACACGTAATTTTTTAAAGAATTTACAGGATCACTTCCAAGCTCCGATTTATTACAAAATTGGAAACCACGAGGATCGTTGGCAAAACTTTTTAAAGTTGCAAGCTCCGGAACTTTTAGGAATACCGGATTTCGAACTCTCAACAATCTTAAGATTTGGAGAGGCTGGAGTCCAAGAGGTAAAAAGTAAGCAAATTGCAAAGGCCGGTAAATTACCACTACTTCACGGACACGAATTTTTCAGCGGGTTTGCTCCTCCGGTTAATCCAGCTCGAGGCTTGTATATGAAAGCTAAGGAAAGCTCAATTATTGGGCATCACCATAGAACGTCCGAACATACGGAGGTTTCCTTAAGTGGAAACGTAACAACGACCTGGAGCGTTGGTTGTTTATGTGGTTTACAGCCAGAATATATGCCCTTTAATAGTTGGAATAACGGCTTTGCTCATATTTTAGTGGAAAAAAATGGCGATTACGAGGTGAATAACCTTAGAATAGTAGAAAATAAAATCCGATAATCTCATTATAATGGAAAATAAAATCAAATATATCCTTATTATATTGTTATTTGTGGGGTGCGGAACTCGCAAAGTAAACAAAAGTAACACTGAAATCACAACAAAAAGCGAAATTTCTGTCTCAGATACTACTAAAATTGTTACCAATACGGCATATAATATTGATAAAATAGTTAATGATTTTTATATTGAGCCGGTTGACAGCTGCAAAGCGATTGTTATTATAGATAGTGAGGGTAAAAAAACTTCCTATCTTAATGCTAAAATACGTCACAGACACGAAACTAGCTCAAATAAGACACTAAAAAACGAGATATTACAAAGTAGTCACAAAGAAAATATTAAGGCAACCACGCAAACGAAAACAAGCGTTAAACAAATAGAGCGCAAACCATCATTTATAAGTCAATTTTGGTGGCTTTGGCTTATATTATTAGTAATCTTATTATACTACTTAAATAAGAAACTAAATTTATTCGCTTAACTGGAGACGTCACAGACCTAAGCAAATCAAAGCCACTTTTTTAAGTGGTTTTTTTATATCCTATTGCGTATAAATACGTATAAATACGGATAAATACCTATAATTCATAATAAATACCTATAATTCATAAATGTTAATAAAAAGTTAAAGTTTTAATTCGAGGTACTTTAATTGAAATTGATTTATATATTTGCTCTATTATTAACAAACACATAATCAAACTATGAAATCAAAAAAAATTTATTACAGCTTTTGCCTTATTGCAGCGAGTTATTTTTTAATACAAATAATTTTTAGATATGGAATTTAAAAAATTGATCCACAGACACAGAAAACAAATTGCCGTTTTAAAAATGTTAGAAAACGGACAATTTAAATTCGACTATCACATTCAAATGGTTGGATTAGGTTTAAATTTAAACTACAACTTGCAAAGAGCAAAAAAAATGTTAGAAATTGAAAACAGATTATTAAATTATTATTATTCATTATGAATTTACTAGACAGACTAAAATCGGAATACTTAGAAAAATTAAAATTAGTAAAAGAGCAATATCCAACTTCAGCCAAAAAAATAGAAATTAGCTTATCAGAAAATCAAAGCGTTTTCGCATTAACAATTAGCGAGGCAAGTTCAATTTGTATGTTTTTTGATATTGAAATGACTCTTAGTAATATTTTAAATATGATTGAAGAGAATGAATAAAAGAAACGCCGGACGCAAATCCAAATTTAAAGAGGGAACTCAAACTAAAATAATAAAAAGATTGATCCCTATCGACTCAGAAAACGAAATAAAAATAACAATTGAAAAAATCTTAGAAAAATGGAAGAGAAACTAAAAAAAATTAAAAAATTTGACAAATGGATGCGTAAGACCGTCCAGTCAATCCACTACTCAAACAATCAAAAAATGTGTAACGCTTATCAAAAAATTAACTGAATGGGAGCAAGTTCAAATTTATTCTTAGAAAATTCGGAGCAATTCGTAACAATGTACGAGCCAAGTTTCACCAAAAAGGATGCAATCTTAACAGGAAAGCGAATGGTTGACAATGTAATTGAAAACGGACACGTTGACAAGCATCAATTTATGGCAAATATTTGCCGATTAAAAGAGGTGATCAATTCAGCTGACTCAGAGATGCGCAAATATTTACCATTTGAAAAATTGAAGTATTACGGAGTTGAGTTCGTTCCAACTAATGGAGGCGACATAATTAACTACGCTGAGGATGAGATTTATTGCCAATTGAAAGCCGACCTGGACGCAAGGGTTGAGTTATTAAAGCTCGCGCAAAAACAACCAATAATCGACGCATACGGAAACGACGTTCCCAAAGTGGGAACAACTCCTCGCAAAAATTCAATATCACTAAAATTTTAATAAAATGAGAATAGGACAAAAAGTAAGATTAAAAGAGACAAGCGTTTTCGCAATGGAAATCGACAAACACAATCCAACCGATAAAATCGGAGTTATAGTTGAAATCGGAAACGAGTTTCAAAACGAAAAACGAACTCCAGCGCTCCCGGTTTTGGTTGATTGGGGTAAATTTACAAATAGTTATCGTTATTTAGATTTGGAGGCGGTATATGAATAAACAGAGCGAACTAACCAGGATCAAAAGAGTATTAAATTTTTATTATAAAAGAGGTATTAATTCAGAGCGAGTTAATAATTTATACATAAAAATTTTGTTAATTAAAAAAAATTATATAATTTAGCAATATCATAATACCGATGCAAGGTTTGGGCATCTTAATTTCAGACCATAAATAAAATAAATTATGAGTACAATTTCAAACAGAAAACAAGCGTTTTCACAACCACAGACAAATCCATCGACTAAATTTATCGAATGGAAATCAAATGACAAATGTTTTAGTTTTTACGATCGTGAAACCTCAGCAAACGTCTCAATCTCTTTACCTTTTAAATTTTTAGTCCTTGACGAATTACACACTGTAAAAGGTTGGAACGACGCAAGCTCTAGTCAAATCAATTCCAACGAGGTTAAATTTATCTCACGCGACGAAATGACTGTAAAACCATTTAAAGGAAACGAAATCGCTAAGGGTTTATATAAGGACATTAAAGAGAGAATTAAAGCTGCCGGAGGTCATTACGTTAAGAGCGTCTATTGTATGCTCGAAGACGGCTCAATCGCTAATTTGCAACTTAAGGGCGCAGCGTGCCAAAGTTACGGAGATTTCACAGCAAAGACTCGCTCACGTTTAACAGACGAATGGGTTGTCGTAGCCAAAGCAATCGACGGCAAAAAGGGAGCTGTTAAATATACGACTCCAGGCTTTGAGTTTGACAAGTCATTAAGCGAGTCGGAGGCAGACTTAGCGGACGAGGCATTTAATACCTTAGAGGCTTACTTAAAAACTTATTTAACAAAGGCTGAGCCTATCAATAACGAAGTAGCCGAAGAGACTATCGACGAGGATGATTTAGATTTTTAATAGTGTTGGTTAATTGTTGGTTAATTAGGAGGCTTAGGCCTCCTTTTTTTTGCTCAAAACAGCAAAACAGCAAAACACAAAAAAACGCCTCTCTTATATATATATTTTATAAAAGATAAAAAAAAAATATTTTTCGGCAAAAAGTAAAAAAATGCTGTTTTGCTGTTTTTTATAGTCAAAATGTAATGTAAAGCCACGCTATCAGTACAACAGCAAAAAAATCAAATGCTGTCTTTTTGCTGTATTATGCCGTTATTAAAAAAAAGATTAAAAAAAGTTAGTTTATTAAAAATTAATTTATATATTTGTACCACTTCGACAATCAAAAAAACATTATTACTAAGGGATAATGAAACCAGTGTCGAAGTTGGTGGATTTATCCCTTTTTAAATTTATTTAATTATGAAATTATTTATCTCAAACAAGTATGAAATGGAGAGCGTATTTGATGACTTAGACTCCAAAACTTTTAGCTCAAAACTTATTCACTCGAGCGCTTATCATGAATTATTAAGATCAATTGATATTGATAATTGCATTCCGTTAACTTTACTTCCAAATTACGATACAGAGGGAGTCGTCATTTTAGATTTTATGACTTTAAAAAATGACATTTACTATTATAAATTTAACGGAACAGCAAAGTAATTATGATAACAATATTTTCAAAAATCACAGACGTTGAAAATCCATTCTTTGATGAGATTGACAATGTACTTTTATCTTTTAAAGACGGAAGTAATAAAGATAAAATTGAGTCGTTAAGATTAATTTCAGACAAAGAGAAACGCAACCAGGCGAAAGGAAAATTAAAGTCCGTTTGTTTTAGTGGTGAATTTTCTCGAAGAGCTGCAAAAAATTGCGTTACTCATTCCGGATTTGCGTGTTTGGATTTTGACGACGTTGACGATGCGGTTTGCTTACGCGATAGCCTACAGGATAATGAGTATATTTATAGCGCTTTTATTAGTCCGTCAGGAAACGGAGTTAAGGCTATTGTAAAAATACCAGCCGAAATACAAAATCATAAAAAATATTATGAGGCTCTTTGTGAAACTTTTGACACCAACCTAGACACAAAGACAAAAGATATATCTCGAGTATGTTATGAGAGTTATGATCCGGACTTGTTTATTAATCATAATTCAAAAGTATGGATTTTAAAAAACGAGTTCACCGAAATAACTCGCAAAAATAATTATCCAACTCATTTTCAAATTAACGATACTTCAAAAAAGGTCGACGTAATTATTAAATGGTTTAATAAAAAATTTACCTTAAACGCTGGAGAGAGAAATAATAATCTTTTTAAATTGGCCTCCGGATTAAACAGAGCCGGACTTCCAAAAGACGAGGCGGTTGGATTGTTTAAAAATTACTATTCGGCTGGACTTACTGACTCGGAACTTGAAACAATTATAAATAGTGCTTATAAAAATACAAGCGAATTTGACAGCCTTACTTTGGTTGACGATACTAAAATTAGAGAAGCTCAGGAAATATTAAAAAAGGGGGTGCAAAAAGCCAAAAAACAATTTCGAAAAGACGGATTAACGGATACAGATATTGAGGAGTTAATCGATTTCGATTTTGAGGACGATTTTTTGGTTTTTTGGGATACCGATAAAAATGGAAAACTATCTTTAAACGATTATAAATTTAAATTGTTTTTAGAAAATCGAGGGTTTTATAAAGTCCAATTAAATGACAAAGAGTTTACATTTGTCAAAGTTTACAATAATATTATAAACGAGGTCAACGAGGTGCAAATCAAAGATTTTGTACTTAATCACGTGATTGAGGTTGACATGCAAGTCTACAATTTCTTTGCTAAGTCAACGACGAAATTCACTGAGGGATATTTAAACCAACTCGACACAAAGGATCTCACAATGATACGAGATACCGCCGACACTTCCTATTTATTTTTTAAAAATAAAGTTGTTGAGGTAAAAATTGACTCGGTTAATTTTATCGATTATATTAATATTGGAGGTTTTGTGTGGCAAAAAAACATAATAGATTACAATTTTAAAATTACTCAAGACAAGTCCGATTTTGAAACTTTTATTTTAAATATATCAAACCAGGATGAGAGCAGAAAAATAGCACTTGAAACCTCAATCGGTTACTTATTAAATACATATAAAAAACAAGACGAGGGATTGGCGATTGTTTACTACGATGAGACTTTAAATGACAACCCAAGCGGACGAACTGGTAAAACTTTAATATCTAAGGCTCTAGGTCATTTGCGAAAAATGGTAACGTTAAACGGAAAGGAATTTAATAATAAAGGTCAATTCCCTTATCAAACGATTAACCTCGACGATAATATTATTTGCTTTGACGATATGGAGCGCTCGTTTAAATTTGAGACTTTATTTAGTATAATAACAGGAAATTTGACTTTAAATAAAAAGAACTTACAACCGATTGAAATTCCATTTTATAAAAGTCCTAAGATATTATTTACCTCAAATTATATTTTATCCGGAGTTGGAGACTCTCACGACGCTCGTAAAATTGAAATCGAACTATTTAGACACTACTCAAAAAAATACAAACCAGTTAACGAGTTTGGTAAAATGTTTTTTGACGGTTGGAATGAAAACGAGTGGAACGACTTTTTTAATTATATGATAAGTAACATTCAAAAGTATTTTAAAAATGGTTTAATTTATTCGGAACTAAAAACCGGTAAAACCAAAAAATTAATTGCAAACACTTGCGAGGATTTTTATGACTTTTGCGAGAATGAGTATTTATGGAAAAATGATTATTTTTATACAACTAAGGAGATAATGCAATCGTATGCTGACGGATCTAGAGAAATGCCTCGAAATATGAATGTCAGTTGGTTTGGTCGTTGGTTGGGTACTTACTTTGAATTTAAACAATGGAAACGAGAAGACACGACAAACGGAGGTATTCGTAAATTTTCGATTAACGGATTTATTACAGAGGTTGAAGACGAAAACGACTTAGCTTTTTAATTATGCTACAACTCAGAGATTATCAGTCAAAATTAGCCAAAGAGGGAGTCGATATTTTAACGCATAAAAAAATAGTTTACTATTGCTGTGAGGTGAGAATTGGTAAGACAGCTATTGCGTTGGAAACTTGTAAACTCTTTGGAGCTAAAAAGGTATTATTTGTAACTAAGAAAAAAGCTATCTCAAGCATCGAGAGAGATCATTTTAATTTTGGTTATGAGTTTGAAATTGTAATAATAAACGATCAAAGTTTACATAAAATTAAGGATACCGATTTTGACTTAGTCGTTTCGGATGAGCATCACAAATATGGAGCGTTTCCAAAGCCGAATAAAGTCGCTCAGCTATTTAAAAAGCGTTATTCAAAATTGCCAATGATATTCTTATCCGGAACGCCAACTCCGGAGAGTCATTCGCAATGGTTTCACCAATTTTGGATAAGCGACAATTCGCCTTTTAAACAATACACGAATTTTTATAAGTGGGCTGTCGATTATGTGGACGTAAAAGAGAAACGCTTAGGATATGCAATTATAAAAGATTACAGCCAAGCCAAAGAGCAGCTAATACGAAGAATGACACAGCACTATATTATAACTTTTACACAAGCTCAGGCCGGATTTACAACCTCAGTTAACGAAATGATCCTTGAATGTGAGATGCAACCTATCACCAACTTAATAATTAATAAGTTAAAAAAGAATTTAGTTGTTAAGAATACAGACGGCCAGGTCATTCTCGGAGATACCGGAGTTAAATTGATGCAAAAAATTCACCAATTAAGCTCAGGGACTTGCAAATTTGAAGACGGAACTTCAAAAGTAATTGATTTGTCAAAGGCAAATTTTATATTTGAAAAATTTAAGGGAGTTAAGATTGCAATTTTCTATAAATTTAAGGAGGAATACAACGCATTATGTCAAGTTTTTGGTGGCGAAAACTTGACAAATGACGTCGAGGAGTTTGACAATAGCGACAAATGTATTGCTTTGCAAATCGTCTCCGGACGTGAGGGAATAAGTTTAAAGAATGCAAAATACTTAGTCTATTATAATATTGATTTCAGCGCGACAAGTTACTGGCAATCTCGTGATCGTTTGACTACAATGCAACGACAATCAAATGAGATCTTTTGGATATTTAGCAAAGGAGGGATCGAACTTGACATTTATAAAACAGTATTAAAAAAGAAAGATTATACACTTAAAATATTTAAAGAAAATGAAAGAAAATAAACATAAATTTCCGTACAATTGGAATTTAAAAGACGCTAAATTTACAAAAGACAAAGGCAAAGTATTTAGTTGTTTTGCGTGTGGAGGAGGATCAACTATGGGTTATAAATTAGCAGGTTTTGACGTTATAGGTCATAATGATATTGATAAAAAAATGATTGAGGTATACAAAGAAAATCATAATCCAAAATATTCTTTTTTAGAGTCGATAACTACTTTTGCAAAGCGTAAAGATTTGCCAAAAGATTTATATAATTTAGATATATTAGACGGCTCTCCTCCTTGCAGCTCGTTTTCAATGGCTGGAAATAGAGAAAAAGACTGGGGCAAAGAAAAAGTTTTTAGAGAGGGACAGGCTGAGCAAGTTTTAGATACTTTATTTTTTGACTTTATTGACTTAGCAAAAGAATTACAACCCAAAGTCGTAGTCGCTGAAAATGTAAAAGGATTATTAATGGGCGAGGCTAAGGCTTACGTCCGTAAAATTTATGAAGAGTTTGACAAAGCTGGATATTATTGTCAACATTTTTTATTAGACGCCTCAAAAATGGGAGTACCTCAAAAGAGAGAGAGAGTTTTTTTTATATGTTTACGTAAAGACTTAGCGGGTCAATTTTTATCTTTTGCCGATATGTTTACAGAGTTACCAACTATTGAAATGAATTTTAATGAGATTGAAATTCCTTTTAAAAATGTTTTTTTTGATTTAACCGATAGGAATTTAACCCCTGGATGTTTACATTTATGGAATAATAAAATTTCTACTGATAACGATTTGGGTAACATTAATGATCGTTTATTTAAAAAGCCAACTTACTTTGGTTTTAAATTTACTAAAATGAACGAAGTTAATAAAACTATAATTGCAAACGATAATACAGTTTTATTTGATTATCCTAGATTATTAAATAAAATTGAATTATGTAATATTGGAACTTTCCCTCAGGATTATAATTTTTTAAATTTAAAACCTGAGTATTTAATTGGAATGTCAGTCCCTCCAATTATGACAGCACAAATCGCCTCAAATATATATGAGCAATGGCTAAGTAAAATAAATTAAAAATAATTTGGATATATTAAAATAAAATTATTATATTTGTGCAACCGCCAAAGTGAAAACATTAACAATCCTTCTCTTTTGTACTTGGCGGTATCAATCGAGGAGGGTTTTTTTTTATATTATGAGTAAAAAATATTTTGAGACAATTACAAATCCATACGTCAAAAACAATTACGACGAAAATGGAGTTACAAAGCCGGAGCAATATCAAATCGGTATTGATACATTTGAACGAGCTGAGGCTAATTTAAGTAAGGAGGAAATTATAGCGATTTGCAAATTTAATATTGACAAATATTGCTGGAGAAAAAAAGACCAAGACAAAGAGGATTTTAAAAAAATTATTGACTATGCAAATTGGGCGATAAAAAATTTATATTATGGAACACTTAATTGTAAAAAATAATAAAATCGCAATTCACTTAGAGCCTCAGGTTGGAACTTCGGGGCGTGAGTTCCGAATGATTGGAACGGCTAAAAGTTTAGAGATGCCGGAGAAGTGGAGCAACGAAAAAAAAGCCTTTTGCTCTCATTGGATATATACATTTAAATATTTAGATAACTCCGAGATTTTTGAAATGGAGTTCGACTATAATGATAACTTTGTAAAGAAATTATGACACCAAAAGACAAATCAAAAGAGTTAGTTAAAAAATACGCTTGTTTAAATAGAGGAGAAATTGAAAACGATTGGAAAAATAGAGATATTGTTTTTGATTCTTTAGATATTGAATGCGCTTTAATATTAGTTGATGAAATATTATGGATGTCTTCTCATTACGTTACAATACATTTTTGGCAAGAAGTTAAACGAGAAATTGAAAATTTATGAAATTAATCGCAGCGATTTTATGCTATGAGTTTATAAGGCCGAAAATAGTTTGGTTGTGGTATTTTTTAATTAAAATAGGCTCAAAATGAAAGGTACAAGACACTTCCCAAAGGACGACGATTTAATCGAGATCATTCAATTTGTAACTTGGTTGCGTTTGGAGTGTGATTTTAATTCAATATACCTTTGGGATTACAAAGGAAAAAATTTAACCTTAGAGGAATTATTAACTATATATCGACAAAAATATGAATAACAAAGAGGAAATAATTATAGAAATAATGGCGTGGATTTCAGTTATCACCTTAGCCGTTTCGTTTATTATAATAATGACACGATAATGAAAATAACTATTGAATGCTACGGAATAACGCACAGCGTTGAAATGCAAAGAGACGATTTAACTATCGACGAACATTTGCAAATTATTTACGGATTATTAATTCAGTTGACTTTTAATTCGGAAGTAATTAAACACGGATTGCTCGATCTAGCTGAGGAGATAAATAATTCAGCGATATGACAGAGCAACAAATCCAAAGTAAGATAAAAAAGAAACTCCAGGCGCAAGGGTATTTTGTAACCAAACTAATTAAGACCTCAACAAATGGCATTCCGGACTTATTAGCTATCAAAGACGGCCAAGCGACGTTTATTGAAGTAAAAAAGGAAAATGGTATATTGAGTCCATTACAAGAGTTAAGATTATCAGAACTTGCAAAATATGGATGTATTGTCAAAGTATGGTCGGATTTTGAAACTAATTTTTAACAAATTTGTTACAAAATAACTTTTTACCGTTATATTAATATATTTACTATATTTGTCAAATGATTAAACCGTACACAATATCGACTCAAATGTGGTTGGAACAGGAAGACGACAATCTCGGACTCAACGGATCGTTTGTGGATTTTAGAGTCAACGTCGATAGTATCGATGGTTTTTGGGTTGAAACTCCAGACGAAATCGTCTTAATTGTCAGAGGGACGGCTTACTATATTGAAAATGAATCTCACGTTTTACATTTTTTAAGTGAGTATTTTAATCCAATGCGATTATGATTATAAACGAACTCGCTAAAAAGGATGCCCAATGGCGAAAAATGGCTTTACAAATTTGTAAATGCAAAGACTTAGCAGACGAGTTGACTCAAAATATGTATATTAAATTATCGGATAGGACTATTCCTGTCTCAGACGGATATATATTTGTAACTTTGAGGTCATTATTTTATGACTCTCTTAAAAATAACGATATTTTAATTGACGATTTCTCTAAATTTGAAATTGAAGAGGAGGAATATAACGACGGAATTGATTATAAAGAGCTTTCAAAAGACTTGACCTGGTATGAAAGGACTTTATTTGAACTTTCAACGCTACACGGTCAACGTGAACTCTCAAGACAAACCGGAATACACATTCAAACTATCCATCGAGTTAATAAGATGGTAAAAATTAAACTAAATGGCAAAAAGAAGGACTAAAAAACAAATACAAGGACTTGGAGACGTTGTCGCCAATCTAACCTCAGCGGTTGGAATTGAGCCTTGCTTAGATTGTAAGGAAAGACAATTTAAATTAAACAGACTTTTTAACTTTAAAAAGGTTAAGTCTGAAATGACTCCAATTGATAAGGAACATTTTACTCTATTTTTAGAGGCAAAAGGTCAAAGAGTAATTGAGGGAAAACGAACTGAGTTGGTTTTTGAAGACGTAAATTATTTAAATGGTTTATATTTATACTATTTTGGCATCGATAATTCTAATTGTCCGACTTGCTCGAAAGTTCACGAGACGATTATAAAGGATTTATACAAATTATTCTCGTATGAAAGTAACTAAAAAACAAAAACAAGACGAATTTTATAAATTCCTTGATGCTGTTATTGAAAACGCACCAGCAGACCTCTCAGTGAACGAAATTTGGATGCCGGATAACTTATTCAAGTTATTAAAAACGAAGTCTTATAAGGGGTTTAAAATGTTCACGTCGATGTTTTTAATGAATAACGAAGTAATTTTAGGGAGATACAACGGAAACGCTCAAATTAATTAGTTAATTTGTGTTAAATTATGGATAAAAGAAAATTAAACGGAGGACATTCAACCAAAGCGACAAGGCCAGACGACAAAAGATTGATGACAAAGTCCGAAATGCAAGACACTTACGAGAGATTGAAACCTTTTTTACCAGAGGCAATATTGCAACTCGAGGCAGCGATGCAAGCTGGAGAGAAGTGGGCGATTGAATTGTGGTTTAAATACTTCTTTGGAATGCCAAAACAGACAATCGACCAACATATAAGTATTGAGAAACCGATTTTTAATTCCTTAGACTTGGATGTTCCAGAAAACGACAGCTCAGAGTAAAATTGCCAAACTAAGAAAACGAGTTCGGATTGTGCAAGGTGGAACGAGTAGCTCCAAAACGTTTTCGATATTACCTTTACTTATTACTTACGCTATTGAAAATCCATTTTCGGAAATATCAATAGTTAGTGAGAGCATTCCCCATTTAAAGAGGGGAGCTTTAAAAGACTTTCAAAAGATAATGCTTTTAACCGACAATTATAAGGATCAAAATTTCAACCGCTCATCTTTAAAATATACATTCTCGAATAATTCCTATATTGAATTTTTTAGCGTGGATCAGCCTGACAAATTACGAGGAGCGAGACGTGATATTCTATTTATAAACGAGTGCAATAATATCGACTTTGAAAGCTATCAGCAACTCGCAATCCGTACAAAGAAATTCATATACCTTGACTACAACCCAACGAATGAGTTTTGGGTACAAACGGAACTATTAAACGATCCGGACTCTGACTTTGTCGTATTGACGTACAAAGATAACGAGGCACTCGATCCGGCAATCGTTCGAGAGATTGAAAAAGCAAAAGACAAAGCGCAGACGTCGACATATTGGGCGAACTGGTGGAACGTTTACGGACTCGGCCAACTTGGTTCACTTGAGGGAGTTATATTCCAAAATTGGGAGCAAATCGATACCATACCAACGGAGGCGAAATTCTTAGGAACGGGACTCGATTTTGGTTATTCAAATGACCCAACCGCTCACATTGCTGTCTACGATTACAATGGGAAAATTATCGTTGACGAATTGATTTATAGTACCTCACTATTAAACTCCGATATAATTCGATTAATGAAACAGGAACGCACCGCTCCAATTTGGGCGGACTCAGCCGAGCCAAAGTCAATTGAAGAGATAAGACGAGCCGGTTACAATATTAAACCCGTTGTCAAAGGTGCGGACTCAATCAATTACGGAATATCGGTATTGCAGCAAAAGGAAATCTTAGTCACTAAGTCTAGCACCAACCTAATTAAAGAGTTGAGGAACTACAGCTGGGACGTTGACAAGACCGGTAAAAAATTAAACAGACCTATTGACGAATTTAACCACGCAATCGACGCTCTTCGTTACTTTGCAATGATGAGCCTGGCAATAAATAAAAGCAGACGCTTAATAATTACGTAGCTTATTACGTGCATAAAGTTAAATATTGTACGTAATAACGTACAACCAAAATAATTTTTATAAACAAAACGACATTTTTTAGTTATATATATATGAGAGTAGTTATTCCAACGGATTTAAAGGAGATTAAATTGTCTCAATATTTGAGATATTTAAAAGTATTAAAAGACAACCAGGACGATGAGACCTTTGTGTGCATTCAAATGGTTGCTATATTTTGTAACCTCAGCGTGGCCGATGTTATGAAAATACCGGTTAACAATTTCGCTGAGATAGTGGAGCAATTGGCAAAGGTATTAGATCAAAAACCCGAGAGAGTTAAGACGTTTAAAATGAACGGGGTTGAATATGGTTTTATCCCAAACTTTGATAAGATGACACTAGGGGAACATGCGACAATGGACTCACTACTAGGAACGGATGAGAATTTAAGTTTATTAATGTCGGTAATGTACCGCCCAATAACAAAAAAGATTTATCCATTTTATCAAATTGAGGCATACGACGGAGACGAAAGCAAAGCGGAGTTATTTAACGATGTTAGAATGGACGTTGTTATCGGATCAATACTTTTTTTTTGGAATTTAAGCAAGGAATTATTGAACAATATCCTATCGCATTTGGAGAGCAAGGCGATGAGGGAGGGGAAATCTCTCGAGGAGGTTTTGGAGACCGGTGGGGTTGGTATCAATCTTTTGTTAGACTTTCAAGAGAACTTGGAGTTAAGCCTAGAGAAGTTGGAGGCGAGCCTCTTCACGAGTCACTCACGTTATTATCTTACTTAATCGACGAAAGCAAAGAGGAGGCAAAACAAATTAAAAATCACTTTAAAAAATGAGAGCATTTTATCAGGCAATTGAATATATTAAAAGTACGCTGGAAAGCGCACCTCTTTTAAATACCATAACTCACGGGACAGACATAATCGACAATGTTAAGAAAAATATTTTTCCACTTGCTCACATTAATATCCTCAGCTCGACGATTAGCTCTGGAGTTGTTAATTTTACTTTTGAGGTTGCTATTGTAGACATTCGAAATATGTCTAAAATAAATGCAAAAGATAAATTTCTTGGGAACGACAACGAACTCGACAACTTAAATACGTGCCACGCAATCCTCAATTATATGATTACAAAAATGAGATTGCAACGTAATGACAATGACATTGAATTACAAAACGATCCAACTTTGCAACCAATTTTATTAGCGTTTACAAATGCCTTAGACGGTTGGAAGTGTGATATTGAAATAAGCGTACCGAATAACGATTTTGGAGTTTGCTGTAATGGAGACTAAAAACGTACAGCAAGCCCTCAACGATTTTGGAGCGTTAGTAGTTGAGCGAGCCAGGCTTAATTTGAAAATAGGAGGCCGTTATGGAACGAACAACGCATCCGGTCAATTATCAAAGTCGTTAGACTACAAAGCCAAAGAGAATAAAAACTCTATTGAGTTTGATTTTTACGCTGAGGACTATTGGAAAGAGTTAGACTTTGGAACGAAAGGAAGTGAGTCAAGTGCAAAAGCTCCGAACTCTCCATATAGAGCAAATGCTGTTCGAGGAGCAATTGATAAGTGGGTATTGCGTAAAGGCATACAAGGAGTGAGAGGCGCCGGAGGTCAATTTGCAAATCGTAAAATGATGGTGACGTCAATCACTAACTCGATAAATAGAACGGGAACATACGAGACTAGATTTTTTAGGAATGCCTTTGACAATGAGTATAAAAATTTTGATAATAATATAGTTGAAAAATACGGCTTAGATTTGGAGTTGTTTTTAAAATTTACACTAAAAGAATTATAATGAATAAAGTAAAAATTTATAAAGAAAACGATACTATTCCAACTTTTACAATTGAAAGCGAAAATGTAATCGACTCAAGTCAATTCATAATTTTATGGGATTGTAAAGAGGAAATATATATAAATGACGAATTGATTGACACAAAATATCATACAATATGAAAGTAGTAAACGTTAGAAGTCCATTTGTAATTCAAATAAATGAGGCTACTCAGTTGGGATCTAAAATAGAATTATTTATTTGGAACGCTGGAAGTTCTGAGCCAGCGACTCCGACATATATATTAAGCAAACCAATACCAACTACAGCTCAAAGATTGACAAGTTACAACGTTTCAAATTTTGTAAAAGAATATATCGAGAATATTGCGCCTGTGTATACTAATTATGTAGGAAATCCTGAGCAAAACAATGAATGGTGTGTATTTAGAATTAAAAGATATTATTTAAATTCAAGTTCGGTTTATGTATTATTAACGGATGCCTATTATTATGGGGTAAATGGGTTTACTAATTATATGGATGGAATACAAAATCCAAGCGAAGTAAAAATATTGTTATTAGCAAATCCAAATATTAATAATTATTACTACAAACAGTCAACATACCCAAATGATTTAATGCAGTATTTTAATTTAATTGTAGATAAGCCAACCACAACCACAACTATTGTAGACATAAGGTATGAAAGAATTGATGGGGTTGCTTATTCTTTGACCGCGTCATTTGGGGTAGGTTTTGCTGGAGTGTTTAATACTAAAATTCCTATCAGTATTGTTAAAGTTCTTGATTTATTTATTAACGGTTGCAAAGTTACAATTACATACACTCCAGCAACGGGGAGTCCTATAATTTTACCATCGTTTTATACTTATCCAATATGCGAGGTTAAATACACTCCGGTACTTTGTGACTTCATTAATCGTTTTGGAGGTTGGCAAACAATTACTTTTTTCAAAGCTCAAACAAATAATTTAAGCGTAAAAAATGAAGACTATAAACTAAGTCCAAACGAGGTTGATTATAATCCATTAAGAGGGCAAAACAAATCTTTTAATTTTATAGGTACTCAAGTTTTAAAAGCCAATACAGGTTGGGTTGACGAAAATTATAAGGAATTAATAACTGATTTACTTTTAAGCGAGAAAGTTTTAATTGATAAAAAGCCAGTGATTGTTAAAACTCAAGCGACTGAGCTAAAAACAAAATTAAAAAATAGACTTATAAATTATGAGCTAGAGTTTGAATATAGTTATAATTTAATTAATGACGTTATATAATGAAATTAAACTTAGCTTTATTTTTAAAAAATAATACCTTAAATAAATTCCAAAGGAGTGACTTATTTAACGATGAGACTATCTTAATTACTCAGGTGATCCAGGATGTCAAAGATATAAGTTTGATATTTACGAATTTTACTAAGACGTTTACTTTGCCGGCGAGTAACGAAAACAATAGACTCTTTAAACACTATTATAATTATGACATTGACGGAGGATTTGATGCCAGAGTAAAGATTGACGCTTATATTGAGATTGATGCCAACCGATTTAACAGTGGTAAAATCAAACTTGAGGGGGTTGAAATGAAAAATAATCAACCTTATGCCTATAAAGTAACGTATTACGGAGACACGGTTAACCTAAAAGACGTTATCGGAGAGGATAAATTGAACGTTTTGCCTTTGTCAAGCTATAATATAGCCTATAATAACACAAATATTAAGACAAAATTCCAAGCCGATCCAACGACGACCGATGTAATTACTCCTTTTATATCGCATACAAATAGATATTATTTTGACAGCAGCTCAGGACATAGCGAAAACGAAACTAATTTATATTATCAATCGGGAGGCGCTCATAATCATGGGCTTTTGTGGTCGGATTTAAAATATGCTATTCGTTTGGATGCAATAATCCAAGCTATTGGAACTCAATACGGGTTGGTATTTAGCGACGACTTTTTTAATAGTACTAATCTAGACTACTATAATTTATTTATGTGGTTGCACAGAGCAAAAGGAGGAGTTCAAGGAGTTGAAAGTGGAATTTTACCTCCGGAGTTAATTACAACGTGGGAGTTTGGTAGTGAGCTTGTTATATCTGACGAAGGTTTTTTTGATGGCCCAGCATTTATAGATATAACAACTACCTCGACAACTGACTACCGATTTATAATTTATAGAAACGGATCGGTTTATTGGTCGAGTAATACTTTAAACGGATCTCAAATAGATTTACCGATTTTATATTTATATCCCGCCGGTAGTTATACTTTTTTTATTCAAAGCCAGTCTGTTATTACAATTGATCAAATGATATTGACAATTAGTTATACTATAATTAATGAGCAAGGATATCCGGAAAATATATATAATTATTTTTATGCAACTATTTTCAACACAAATGCAAGTTTCATTTTTGATATTGCTCAGCAAATTCCTGAGATAAAAGTAATTGATTTTTTAAGTGGTATTTTTAGAATGTTTAATTTGACGGCTTACGTTGAAAATGGAATAACGGTTGTCAAAACTCTTAATGATTTTTATGCAACCTCAGACGTTTACGATATTACGCAATATATAAAAGTAGATCAAAGAACTGTAAACGTTGCATTACCATTTAAAGAAATTGAGTTTGGTTTTGAAGACACAAAAACTTTATTGGCTTTAAAACATTCTCAGCAATTTAACTACGATTGGGCAAAAGAGATTTATAATGAAATGCCAGAAATTGAGGGGCCAATTTATAAAGTGACTCTTCCGTTTTCTCATTTTAAATATGAGAGAATATTCGACATAAATGGAGGAACGACTCCACTAGATATACAATGGGGATATTCGGCAACGGATAACTTCAACGCTGCGACAGGAAACTACGAGGCAGCCTTAGGAAAGCCGCTTTTATTTTATCCGGTATTAGTTACCGGAGTTGCGAATATGTCATGGAGACCTACAACGTCAACTCGAGAACAAATCACGTCTTATATTGCTCCGTCAAATTCTAGAAGTTTTGATCCAAATGTAAGTAAGTCAAATATAAATTTTAAGGCCGAGCTTAACGAGTGGACTTTTGGCAATGATTTTACAGACACTTTATTTTTAAAATATTATCAGGATTACATTTTGCAAGTTTTTAATCCTAAAAATAGACTAACAAAAATTAAGGCAATTTTGCCTTTGTCAATACTTTTAAAATTCGAATTAAATGATAGGTTTAAAATCGTGGATCGCCTATTTAGAATAAATAAAATTACTACTAACTTAACAACTGGAGAGAGCGATATTGAACTCTTAAACGAATTATGATAAATAACATTTTAGAAATGCTCAAACACGCTGAGCAATACGAACACAATGAAATAATCGCAAGCGCTAAGGGAAAATACCAACTTAAAAAAAACTATTTACAACAATTTAAAGACTTATTAAAATGGCGATTGAGAAAGTAATTGACATAAATATACAAGGGAACGCAGACGAGGCCGTTGGGAGTTTAAAATCACAATTAAGACAGGCGCAAGCTGAGGTCGCTATATTGTCCGATAAGTTTGGAGTTACTTCTGTCGAGGCTGCAAATGCCGCTAAAAAAGCCGCCGAATTAAAAGACAAAATCGCAGACGCTAAAAACTTAACCGATGCCTTTAATCCGGATGCTAAATTTAAGGCTTTGAGTTCGTCTTTGGCTGGAGTTGCTGGAGGTTTTGCTGCCGTTCAAGGAGCGCAAGCGTTATTTGGAGGTCAATCAAAAGAGGTAGAACAAACACTTTTAAAAGTTCAAAGCGCAATGGCTTTGTCTCAAGGTTTACAAACCATTGGAGAGAGCGTGGACTCGTTCAAACAATTAGCAGCCGTTGCGAAATCTTATTCAATAGTTCAAAAATTAGTCACAGTCGGTCAATATATTTGGAACGCTGCAATAATGGCAAACCCAATAGGGGCGATTGTGGCCGGAATTGTCGCTTTAATTGCTGCCGGAGTTGCGTTAGTTAATTATTTTAAGGAAAGCTCAGCCGCAGCGGCAGCAAATACTAAGGCCGTTGACGCAAATAAAAAAGCTCTAGATAGTCAAACCAAAACTTTGGAGCGTAACTCTAGCGAATTGCAGAAAAAACAAAATCAAGAGCTAGCAATGGCGAAAGCCTCCGGAGCGAGTGCGGAGTCAATTAGAGCGTTAGAATTAAAATTGATTGATGAAAAAATTGCTTACGAAAAATCGGCTAGAGCGATTGCGTTTAATACCTACGAAAAAAATAAAAATTATTTAGCGTCTTTAAAGGCTGCCGATGCAGACGAGGAGGTAATTAAAAAACAACAAGAGACTACCAACAAATCAATTTTAGATTATAACAAACAAAATCAAAACGTACAAAAAGCATTTGACGAAAGGAGAGATATTCAAAGACGTCACCAGGTTGAAGTATTACAATCTCAAACCAACCACAATAAAGAGGTAGGCGATAAAAACAAAGAGGCAGCGACAAAAGCAAAAGAGGACGCAGAGACAGCGAGACTAAAAGCGATTGAGGATAAAAAGAAATTTGACGAAGAGACACAAAAAGGAATTGAGGATTTAAATAAGTCTCAAGCTGACGCAGAGAAAAAAAGACAAGACGACGCGCAGAAAATTATTGACGAGTTAGCTCAAAGCAAAGAGACTCCAACTCAAAAACTTCAAAGAGAGTTTGAAGAGAAAAAAGCAATTCTAGAGGCAGCCGGTAAAAGTACTTTTGAACTTGAGATGCAACATTTGTCTGACTTAGAAAATTTAGACGCAGAGGGCAAAGCTAAAAAGAAAAAATCCGATGAGGATCAAGGAGCTGCCGAAGTTGAAATCGCTAAAAGAACAGCTGCGGCAAAACAAGCCTTATTTGCTAAAACTTCGGAGACGTTAAGTAAGGGCGCAGATTTATTGGGTAAAAATACGGCAGCCGGTAAAGCAATGGCAGCGGCAGCGGCTTTGATAAATACTTATCAGGGTATAACGGCAGAGCTTGCAACCAAGACCGTCACCCCTTTTGAAATTGGATTGAAAATTGCCAACGTTGCTATAATCGCAGCGACAGGATTTAAAGCGGTACAAGATATCGTCTCAGTTCAAATTCCTGGCGGAGGTGGTGGCGGTGGAGGTGGCGCTCAAGGTGGTAGCGCTCCGAGTATGACAGCCCCAAGTTTTAACACGGTTGGATCGAGTTCAACAAACCAACTTGCTCAGACGATAGGAAGTCAAAGTCAACAACCAATAAAAAGTTATGTAGTATCGTCGGACGTTAGTACGGCTCAGGCTTTGGATCGTAATATTATTACAAACGCGTCAATTTAATATAGATAAAATTTATAGTAAAAATATTTACTATAGATAAAATCTTGAGCTGTGAGATATTGATTTTATTAGGATTTTGCGTTAAATTGAAAAACTTTAAAAAGACAATATAATATATATAAAGTTCTTTTAATTAAAATAAACGCTTAAAAAGAGCCTTAAAATTAATATGGATTTTCAAGCTAAAACTTGAAATAAAAAATAAATTTTAAGGTTATAGCTTGAAAAATAAAAAAAAGTTATGTCATTAAATTAAAATTTAATGCAAAAAGTTTATAACAAAACAACAAATTAAAGTTATAGTATATATGGAGACTTACAAAGTTTTATTTAATGAAGAGGAAAACGACGGAGTATATTGTGTGTCGTTAGTTTCTGATCCGGCGATAGGTGTTAATTTTATCACACTTTCAAAACAAAAAGAAATTAAACTAGCAACCGTAAACGAGGAGCAAAGAATTTTGATGGGTGCAATATTAATTCCTAACCAACCGATTTACAGAAATCAGGACGGCCACGAATTTAATATCGTATTCCCAAAAGAAACGATTAAACAAGTTCAACAAAATTTTGCCTTAAAAGGATATCAAAATAATTCAACAATCGAACACTCTGGAGAGCAAATCCAAAATGTAACATTTGTTGAAAGTTGGATAAAAGAAGACGAGGTACACGATAAGTCGGTACATTACGGATTTAACGAAGAGGTTGGCACCTGGTTTGGATTAATGAAAGTTAATAACGACGAGATTTGGAACGACTACGTTAAGACCGGCAAAGTCAAAGGATTTTCGATTGACGGAGTCTTTGATATGGAGAGAGTAAATTTAAAAACAGAAATCAATATGAATTTAGAGAGTATCGTTAACGCGATAAAAGATGGTTTCGCATCGATAAAATTATCGAACGAGGCTGAGCAAGTTGAAGTAATTGAAACCGTTGAGGTTACAATGGCTACAATGATGCTAAAAGATGGTGTAACTATTTTAGAGGCTGAGTCTTTTGAGGCTGAGCAAGCGGTTTTTATCGTTGCTGAAAATGGCGACAAAGTTCCAGCTCCAGTTGGAGAACACGAACTTGAAGACGGAAAAATTTTAGTAATTACCGAAGAGGGGAAAATTGCTGAAATTAAAGACGCAATGGCTGAAGAGGAAACTCCGGAGGCTGAGGCTGAAGTTGAGGTTGAAATGACTACTGAGGAAATGATAAAAGCTATCGTTACCAATATGAGTATTGAAGTTTCAAAACAAATTGAGTCAATTCGTACTGAATTAACAGCTCAAATTACTGAGGTTAAAACTACTCAAGTTGAAGTAAAAGCGTCAACAAAAGCAAAGCCGGAAGTTGCTGAAACTTCAACAAAAAACGTGAAACTAACTAGATCACAAAAAATATTAAATAACTTAAAAAAATAATTTTAAAAAATGGCTACAACTACAACTGTATCATCGAACTACAATGGAACGGCTGCCGGTGCAATTATCGGTCAAGCGTTCAAAACTATTGACACAATAGAAAAAGGAGCGGTAACAATCGCTGAGAATGTAAACTTTAAAATCTCTTTGAGAAAAATTGCTTACACAGACGGGACAACTGCTTACACTTGCGGATTTGCTCCAGCTGGAACAATCGTATTAAACGAAAACGCAATCGAGCCTTTCAAATTCAAAAATGATTTTGATGTTTGTAAAGAAGATTTTAGACAGACTTGGTCTGACGGAATTATGGGCGGAGGAGCTGCTAACGGAACAGCACCTAGCGACATTATGGACGCAATCCAAGCGGAAGTTTTAGGAGCTATCGGTGAAAAATTAGAGTCTGACATGTGGACGTCTTCAACTAACTTTGACGGTTGGTTAACTCAATTTACTGCTGACGCTGACGTTAACAAACCAACTGCTGACGCTGCCGTTACTGAGGCTAACGTATTGACTAAATATTTGAAACCAGCTTTAAGCGCTGTGCCAGTTGCTTTGAGAAATAAAGAGTTAATCGTTGCGGTTTCTCCAGACGTTGCTCAGGCTTACGCTTTCCACTTGTCAACTCAAGGAATTACTTACGGAATGGGTAACACTGATTTTCCTTTGGCATTCGGTCGTCACACATTAACAGTATTAAACGGATTACCAGCTAACTCAGTTGTTATCTACGAAAAGAAAAACTTAGTTTTTGCTACAGGTTTAACAGCTGACTACAATCAAGTTGCTTTAGTTGACGAAGACGAAATCGGTTTACTAACTGGAAAAGTTAGAGGAAAAGTGGTTTACGCTGTAGGTGTTGGATATTACAACGCTGAGGAAATCGTTTGGTTATCTTTAGACTAATTAATTAACATAAAAACCGCTCATTAATTTGAGCGGTTTTTAATAAAAAAATCACAAATATATGTCTTGTCTTATATCAAAAGGAAAACTTCTAGGATGTAAAGATCAAAGAGGTGGTTACAAAAATTTATATTTCGCCAATTATGACGATTATACTTTTGTAATTGCAGCGCACCAGGTTACGAGCTTGGGATCTTTGGACGAAGTTTTTAAATACGAAGTTAAAGCGACTACAAATACATTAACAGAAACCGGAACAAGCTCACAGGATAACGGAACATTTTTAAACGCTCAATCATTAGCGGTTACACTTCCAAAATTATCGGCTGACTTACAAGGTCAAATTCAATTAATTTGCGCATCTCGTCCTTACGTTTTCGTAGAGGATTATAATGGAAATATTCTTTTAGTTGGTGCAGCTAACGGAACAATGTCAAACTGCACAAAAGTAACCGGAGGCGCCGGAGCGGATTTATCCGGGTTTACATTAACCATAACTGCCGAGGAAAGTAATTTAAGTCCATTTTTGGACTCAGCAACTAAAAGCGCATTAATGGCTTTGGTTAGCGACGTGGTTGTTTCCTAATTTTCTTTCATAGTTTGTTTAAAAAAAAGTCACTTCGGTGGCTTTTTTTGTTACAAAACGTTATTTTATAGTTATATATATATGTGGATATTTAATTTAACAGCACCCTACCAATTCAAATGCATTCCTCGATCTTATAATGGAGGTGAATTGACGTTTTTATTACGCGATGAGTTACGAGATACAACGACAGAGATTGAAATATTAGCTACTTATTATCAAAATAGTGTGTTAATATTAATTTTTGACGAGCCTATTTTTAAAGAGGGGCAAAGTTTCGAGATTACAATCAATGAAAATGACATTTTAATTTATAGAGGCAAGGCTTTTGCAACTGCTCAAACCGACCTTGAAAATTTTGAACTTAATAAAGGAGTTCTAAAAGTATAATTTATGGAAAAATTACAAATTATTAACCTATCAAACTACATTCGCCCAGAGATTAGAGAAGTGAGCGGAAAAAAATGGGTTTTAAATGGAGATAAAAATAGCTTTTATCAAATAATTATTGATGCTTATAATGGATCACCAACTAACTCAGCGATAATTGACTCTTATAGTCAGTTTATTTATGGCAAAGGTTTGACTTCAACTGGCAAAGCACAAAAGCCAAGCGAATGGGCTGCGATTATGTCGTTAGTTTCTAAAAAAGATTTGCGTAAAATATGCAAGGATTTTGAAATGTTTGGCGAGGCATCAATTGAAATAAAATATATAAATAATAAAATACAGAGATGCTTTCATATTGCAAAACAAAGGATTGCTCCAGAGGTTGCAAATGAAGAGGGAGACATTACAGGATTTTATTACTCTTATGATTTCTCAAATGTAAATAAATACAAGCCGGAACGTTTCGACGCTTTTGGATTTGGCGAGGGATCAAACGAACGCTCAGAAATTTATATAATTAGAGATTACCAGGTTGGGCAATTTTATTATAGTAATCCAAGTTACGTGTCCGGGATTTCGTGGGCTAAAATGGAGGAAGAAATAAGTAATTACTCAATCAATCACATTCAAAAAGGATTGTCATTCGGTCATATTATAAATATGAATTGTGGTATCCAAGAGAGCGCAGAGACAATTCAAGAAAATACGAGACAAATTAGAAATCACTTAACCGGATCTCAAAACGCTGGAGCTTTCTTTTTAAATTGGAATGATAACAAAGATAGCGAGATTACAATTTCGGCTTTGGAAGTATCGGACGCTCATCAACAATATGCGTACTTAAGCGCAGAGGCTAGACAGCAACTTTGTACGTCTCATAAACTAACGTCTCCGATGTTAGTAGGGATAAAAGAGGCAAACGGTTTTAGTTCAAACGCTGAGGAGATAAAAGTTGGATTTGCTGAATTAATGATAAATGTAATTTCACCAAAACAAGAAATTATTTTAGATAGTTTAATGGAGATATTCGCCGTTAACGGAATTACTTTGGACTTACAATTTGAAAACCTTAGAGGCGAAGAGCAAGCAATTGCAGAAACTCCAACGGTTGCTCCAATTCAATTAGCAAGTCAACAAATTTGCTGCGCAAAAGACGATAACGGACTTTCACAAGTGGCCGACGCTCTTATTGAAATGGGCGAAATATTAAACGAGGACGAATGGATTGAGATTGACGCAATACCGGTAACAAAAGAGCTAGAGATTAACGAAATAACTTTAAATTTAGCTAAGTCGTTTTCTAGTTTCCCAAATGTAACAAGCGAACAAGACACGGAGCTTTTTAAGATACGATATTCTTACGAGGGTAGTTTGGGAGCGCAAAGAGATTTTTGTAATAAAATGGTAAGCGCTGCGCGTACTTATCGCAAGGAGGATATTACAATCGCAGAGACAAAAGTTGTTAATCCGGGACTTGGGCCAGACGGAGCGGATAACTATTCAATTTGGCTTTATAAAGGTGGGGTAAATTGCAACCATTTTTGGATGAGAAAAATATATTTACGTAAAAATAATAAACAAATCGGAGTAAACGAGGCTCGAAAAATGATTTTAGACTTAGATCCAGCGGACAGACCTCAAGCGCAATGGCAACAAAATGAGGTTGAAGTGGCACAAATCGCCTCACCGAGCAACAATTTTTGGTCATTAACTCCAAATTATAGACAATAATGGCAACGACAATACTACTTCGCGAAAACGAACTAACTAAAAACACGCTTTTAGGCGGGAATATTGATATTGATTTATATATTCCTTGCATCGCAGACGCTCAGAGAATAAGATTAGAGGAGATTTTAGGCGAAACTTTATATAATAAGATTTGCTTAGACTTTGAAAACGACGATTTGGATGGCGATTACTTAACTCTTTACGAGGGTTATATAGTTCCGTTTATAATTGCAGCGGCAGCGGTTGAATATTTATTAATCGGAGCTTATAAAGTAAATAATAACGGAATATTTAAGGCGCAACCCGAAAACTCAGTAGCCGTTGACAAAACGGAGGTAGATTATTTGGTTAATAATATGAGATTAAAGTCAGAAATGTACCAAGATCGAATGTTAAGATGGTTGTATAAATTTAATTTACCGGAGTACGTTAGTAGTTCAACTAATATAGTCAACCCAATGCGCTCGAATTTAATTTGTGGCAAATGGTGGCTAGACAGACCATATTAATATGAGGAAAACAGACAAAAGGACAGAGGAGAATATTAAAAAATTAAAAAAATTTTTAACAAATGGCATCGACATTAAACTTTACAACCAAAAGAGGAGACACGTTCAAACAAACGGACTTTCAAATAATAATAAATGAAAATCCATTAGACCTAACGGATGGAGAAGTAAAAATACAATTGAGAAAACAACCTGGAGGACTTGTTTATTTAGAGCCTACAATTACAATTTTTGATCCGACAAATGGAGAGTTTTGTATTGATGAGCAAATCATTAATATTGAGGCTTGCGACTACAAATATGACATTCAAGTTACAACCGAAAACGGAGAGGTTAATACGTGGGTAAGTGGATTATTTACAATTACTAACGACATAACACGATAATTATGGCAGACATTATAGACATAAACGTACAAGTTGCGGTTGACGAAGTTAATATTATAGCAAATCCAAATAATTATGTTATTAATATTAATCGTATAATCGGAGAGCAAGTTCAAAGCGATTGGGATCAAATAGACGACCAGGCTCCGGACTATATTAAAAACAAACCGAGCATACCATCAATTGACGGATTGGCTACGGTTACATACGTTGACACTCAAGACGCTTTAAAAGTTGACAAAGTTGTTGGAAAGGGATTGAGCGAAAACGACTTTACAAATACGTTGAAAACAAAACTTGACGGAATTGAAGACGGAGCGCAAGTTAACGTCAACGCTGATTGGGATGCAATTAGCGGAGATGCTGAAATACTTAATAAGCCTACTATTCCAGACGCTCAAGTTAATAGCGATTGGAACGCGATTAGCGGAGTTGCTGAAATTTTAAACAAACCGACAATACCAGCTCAGGTTACAAATACGAGTGAGTTAATAAACGACGGATCGGACGGAATTAATCCTTTTATCACTGCAAATGATATTCCGGACACTCAAGTTAATAGCGATTGGAATGCAACTAGTGGAGTTGCTGAAATATTAAACAAGCCTACTATTCCGTCAATTGATGGTTTGGCGACAGTTACCTATGTAGACCAACAAGACGCATTAAAAGTCGATAAGATTACCGGCAAAGGACTTAGTACAAATGATTTTACAAATACATTAAAAACTAAACTCGACGGAATACAGGATGGAGCTGAGGTTAATGTTAATGCCGATTGGAACGCTACAACTGGAGACGCTCAAATATTAAATAAGCCTACTATTCCGGCAGCTCAAGTTAATAGCGATTGGAATGCAATAAGTGGCCTAGCTCAAATATTAAACAAGCCAGCTATTCCAACTCCGGTAACAAATACTAGCGACTTAATTAACGACGGAGAGAATGGAGTTAATCCTTTTATTACGGCTCAGGATATACCAACTTTTACGAGTGCGGATAAAATTACAATAATCGGACGTAATTCAACCGGATCGACTCTTTACAGAGGTACGATTGTTTATATTTTAGGAAGTACGGGAAACCGACCAAATTTCGTTAAGTCAATAGCAAACTCAGAGGGGACAAGCGCTGGAACTTTTGGAGTTATAGAAAATGACATTGCAAATAATTCAGACGGTAATTGCGTTACAATTGGAGTAATTGATAATTTAGACACTCGACCAGGCGCGACTAATCCTTTTACTTCGGATACTTTGGTTGACGGAGATACAATTTATTTAAGTCCAACGACGGCCGGATTTATTACAAATGTAAAACCTAGTGCGCCAAATCATTTGGTATATATTGGTACCGTTATAAGAACTTCGCCAACTCTAGGGACGATAGTTTACAGAATACAAAATGGTTTTGAACTTCAAGAGTTGCATAATGTAGCTATTAATGGAGTTACTAATAATCAATTATTAGCTTACGAAAGTGCAACTTCTCTTTGGAAAAATAAAAGTATTACGACGGCAGAAATTGCGGACTCAGTTAATAAGCGTTATGTTACGGATGCAAATTTAACGACTATTGGTAATCAAAGCGGAACTAATACAGGCGACGAGACAACCGCTACAATCAAAACAAAGTTAGGAATTACTACATTATCGGGTAGTAATACCGGAGACCAAGACTTAACAAATTTAGTTGTTAAAAATACAGCGATTGTTGGCGCAACCAAAACAAAAATCACATACGATAGTAAAGGTTTGGTTACGGTTGGCGCAGACGCTACAACTGCCGACATTGCGGACTCACTTAATAAGCGTTATGTTACGGATGCAAATTTAACGACTATTGGTAATCAAAGCGGAACTAATACTGGAGACCAAGACTTGTCAAATTTAGTTGTTAAAAATACTGCAATAGTAGCAGCGACAAAAACAAAAATTACATACGACTCCAAAGGTTTGGTGACCGTCGGTGCGGATGCTACAACTGCCGACATTGCGGACTCACTTAATAAGCGTTATGTAACAGACGCTAACTTAACAACTATTGCAAATCAAAGCGGAACTAATACCGGAGACGAAACGACTGCGACAATTAAAACAAAGTTAGGAATTACTACTTTAAGCGGAAGTAATACTGGAGACAATGCTACAAATACACAATACAGCTCTTTAGTTTCAAACGCAAACCATACTGGCGATGCTTCGGGAGCAACTATCTTAACTTTAGCAACTGTAAATACTAACGTAGGAACTTTTGGGACAGCGTCAAATGTAGCGCAAAGCACTGTAAATGCAAAAGGTTTAACTACCGCAATTTCAAACGTGCCTATTCAAATAACACAAAGTCAAGTAACGAGCTTAGATACTAATTTAGGTTTAAAAGCAAATTTAGCAAGTCCAACTTTTACGGGAACTGTAGTATTACCAAGCACCACTTCAATAGGAACGATTACTAATACAGAATTGAGTTATGTAGACGGAGTTACTTCTAGTATTCAAACGCAATTAAACGGAAAACAAGCAACGCTAACAAACCCAATTACAGGAACGGGAACGACTAATTATTTACCAAAATTTACTGGAGCGTCAACTTTAGGGAATAGTCAATTATTTGATAATGGAACTAGCTTTGGTGTTGGAACAATACTTCCAAATGAAAAAATTAGTGTCAATGGTAATATTAGTATAATGTATCAAGCTGGTTCTAAAATCGGTTTTAATACTCCAGACGCTTTTACACTTTACGGAACATCAGTTGCTTATTATGGTATGTCTTATGGAGGCTCTACTGATTTATTAGCGCTATCAGGTTTTAATGGAATAGGATTTTGTAGTTCGGGCGCTGAAAGAATG